AACAGGCTTGGAAAGATCCAATTGAATGTGAACCAGTTAAGTTTTACGATACTCTACAGCATGAATGGAAACAGAAGTATCTTCATGGCACACAGACTAAGATTAAAATGATAAAACGACCTTTTCCACAGGTTCATTATGCTGTTGAGAGGTTATGTGATAAATTACAATTTATTTATGCTGATTTATTAGACAAAAATAAATTTAACTTAGAGGTGATATGTTTGGTAGATGGCGTGGTTCAAAATCATAGAACCGTAGAACCAAAATATTATCTTAAAGGTAAATCAACTGGTCCTTATATTGATAAAGATAATCTATTAGGTGTGGATGAATGGGATGCTGTATTTAATGTTGAGCATCAAGGTTGCGAGGTTACGGTCTATGCAGGATACAGACCACATCCAGACAATGTGACATCTTACTATGAAGAAACAAAAGATGAGAAATACAATCCTGAAATCTATAAGAAGTCACCATTTTATCATGGTGTTGCTGGTGCTGGATGGCATTATAAAAAGAACAAGAAGATAGTAGAGATTGGTAAATTCAGACCATCGAGGTCCGTTGAATCTGTTGGTGGGTTTATTGAAATAAAAAAAGGTATTTCTACTGCCAACACCAAGAATGCTATAGCTAGAAACGCCACAGTTAGGGAATTAGAACAAAAGATAGATGATGAGTTATTAAAACGAGGATTTAAAGACAGGTCTGCTTCTCATTTACCTCAA